TTCAAATTCACCAGATGGAATTAAGACAAAACCTCACATATATGCTGTTGAAAAGGCAGCACTCGACAAAGCAAACGAACAATTATTTTATCAGGGGGTTGATACTTCTATTATAAGATTTGGATATATTGACACTCCAAGAGTACAACATATTATTGATAAAAAAATGTCTGTTGATTATGCGTGTAATGTTATCTTCTGGATTTTAGAACAACCCCATAAAGTAAAAGAGATTACAATATGTCCCTAGACCTTGAGACAATACAGAATGAAATGATGGTGCTACCAGCTTTCGCCAGTCAGATATGCTTGCAGGGAGTGAAGGATGTGGATGATCCTTTTTTCGGATGCGGGAAGGTAAAGTTACTAAAGCCATACAAAGAGACTGATTTCGTGCATTCAAACTTTGACATGCCATACACCAACTCCATACTCAAAAAACTAAATATGCATAGAACAAGAGTATTGAAGCTGGGCCCTGCATCATGCTACTCTATACATCGTGATCCCACAAGAAGAATACATATACCGATAGTGACAAATGACAAATGTTTTCTGATCGTCAATAATGAGGTGATATATTTACCCGCTGACGGTAGTCACTATGAAATAGATACCACACACCGACATACCGCTATCAACGGATCAAGAGACTTGGAGAGAATACACATAGTCGGCTGCATTGAATGAAAATATTTGCAGTTAGAATCGGTGACAAGTACGGTCCAGAATATGAAACATATCTGGAGAAAAAACTACCAGAGTATGAGTGGTGTTGGATACGAGAACCTTACGATCCTAGAGTTGCGTTACAGTGGAACAAGATGTGGGCTATGCAACTTGATTTAGATGAACCCATCTGCATTATGGACATTGATGTTATCTTAGTCAACGACTACAAAAAAGTTTTTGAGTACCCTGTGGATCGTGGTCAGTTTGTTGCGATGCCGGGCTGGTGGAGAGACACAAAGAAAGGAGGGTATTATATAAATGGTGGGTTCTTCAAATATTACCCAAAAGATTGTAAATACATCTATGATAAGTTTATGTCGAATGTTAATGGTTGGCAGAGACACTACATTGATAACGGAGTAACAAACGGACCAGTTAACGGTGAACAGTATTTTGTTGAAGATTCTGTGAATGAAAGACTTGACCTTATCACTTTACCTAATGAGTGGTTCACACGTTGGGTTACCGGCACCGATATAAATTATGGAAAGAGTATGTTCAAGTGGAACGTGCAACTAACACGAAAGTATAGAGAACTTACAGGAAATGAATATGTATGTTTAGGTGATGAGTTTCACCCAGATATAAAGTTTGTTCACTTCACACACAGAATGAATAAACCTCACGAATGGGAGCATTATAAAGAAAATGTCTAATATCGTAGAAAAAATTGCCTTTGCAGAAATAAAAAAAATATGGGAAACAGAGTTGTGGCCTAATAAAAAAGGTGGTGTAAAAGATGTAAATGCTTGGGCATGGCGATATCCGTCAAGAGAGTTATGTCAAGATAAAAGAATTGAAAGAAAAGAGTTTGGTACACCTTACTTCTTTGGTATAAAAATTGACGGTAAGTTGGTTTGTGTTAATAGTTGTTATAAGACTACATCTAATCATGTGTTTTCCTACAAAGATGATCAATATTGGCGGTCTAGAGGACTTTGGACATCTCCTGATCATCGAAGAATGGGTCTTGCCACTAAAATTTTAAATCATACATCTATGTTTGTGGCTAAGAAAAATGCAACTTGGTTATGGACGGTGCCCAGAAAAAGTGCGTTATGCACATATGAAAGGGCAGGATTTAAAAAACAAGACGCATCAGATTTTGAGGATGGTCAGTTTGGACCTAACTGTATCGCATCTAAATCCTTATAAATAGAGTGTATAAAGGAGTGATGACATGGCTGTTCCCTCAACAAAGGCAACTTTAAAGTCATATTGTCTTAGATCATTGGGTAGTGGGGTTATTGACATAAATGTGTCAGATGACCAAATTGACGATAGACTTGACGAAGCTCTTCAATATTTTGCAGAGTATCATTATGACGGTGTGGAAAGAATGTATCTTAAACACAAGATTACGTCCGATGATCTTAGTAGAGCAACGACTGATGAATCAACAACTGCTACAGATACCGCTGATAATTCTGTTACCGCAACGTGGTTAGAGGGTAAGGGGTTTATCCCTGTTCCTGAAGCTGTGATATCGGTTGTTAGTGTGTTTCCTTTTACGGACAGCGCAACCGCAAACATGTTTGATCTAAGGTATCAACTACGGTTGAATGACTTGTATGATTTTTCATCTACTTCTATTATGGAATATCAGATGACGCTTCAGCATCTTGATTTCTTAGAGCATATTTTAGTAGGAGAAGTTCCTATCCGATTTAGTCAACACCAACAGAGACTATACTTAGATATGGATTGGAACAACGATATCAAAGTGGATGAGTTCATAATCATTGAGTGTTATAGAAAACTTGATCCAGCAACATTTACAGATATTTTCAACGATATGTACTTAAAGAGATATGCTACTGCACTGATAAAGAGACAGTGGGGTGCGAACCTTTCAAAGTTTAATGGTGTGTCTATGTTGGGCGGTGTCACTATGAACGGTGAGACTATTTACTCACAAGCACAAGAGGAACTACAGAGGTTAGAAGAGCAAATTCAACTCGCATTTGAGTTACCAATAAATTATATGATAGGATAACTTTATGGCCGTTAACTCAATATTTCATACTAGTAATAGAACTGCGATTACCTCTGAACAAAATTTATATCGGGACTTAGTTGCAGAAGCTATTCAGGCATTTGGTCATGATGTGCATTACGTCGATAGAACTATAACTGCTGAAGATACCGTCTTTGGTGAGGATGCTCTATCTAAGTTTAGAAACTCTGCAAAAATAGAAATGTATGTGGAAAATGCAGAGGGTGGATATCAGGGCGAAAAAGAACTTATGAATAAGTTTGGGTTACAAAATCTGAGCGAGTTGACATTCGTTGTTGCAAAGCATAGATTCCAAGAACTGACAAAACAGTTCACAATTGAGGATGGGACAGATACAACTGGTGGTGCTATATTATTAGAGGATGGGACGATAGATCAGACTGGCAATGCGATTGTCTTTGAGGGAACTGACTTCTATCTTCTTAACGAAACAGACGCATCTGATTCTGACAGACCTTTGGAGGGGGACTTGATTTTTCATCCTGTCCTCAAGAAAATATTTGAGGTGAACTTTGTAGACCACGATGAACCGTTTCATCAACTTGATAATAATCCAGTGTTCAAACTGCAATGTCGCACATTCGATTACAGCTCTGAGGTACTTGATACTGGTGTCACTGACATTGATGCGATTGAAGATGCACTATCTGTTGATTCAATGTTCTTCCAGTTTACTTTGGAACAATCAAGTGCGGTCAATGAACCAATTAGAATACATGACACTGCCACAACCAGAGGTTTACTGAAAGATGAAACAGACAGTGACAACATCATAGGTGAAGATGACTCAACCTCTGTTGGTGAGAATCTGCTTATGGAAACTGGAGAGTTCTTATTACAAGAGAACTATATAATAGGAACAGGTGGTGCGAATACTAATAGTTTAGATAATACAGCTCAAAATGAGTTGTTTGATACTCTTGACGATGATGTATTAGATTTTAGTGAAAGTAATCCATTTGGTGATGCAGGGAGTAAGGGATAATGTTAGGACAACAGTTTTATCATGAGACAACAAGAAAAATTGTCGTTGCGTTTGGAACGCTTTTTAACAACATTAATTTAATTCGTAAAGACAATGATGGTAAGATATCACAGTCAATGAAAGTTCCTTTGGCATATGGGCCAAGACAAAAGTTCTTAGTTCGTTTGCGAGAAGACCCTGACTTAACGAAACAGGTTGCGATCACATTACCTCGTATCGGGTTTGAAATAAATGGTTTGACTTATGATCCTACTAGAAAATTAAACAGGGTTCAGAAGTTTAAGAAAACTAAAACAGGAGACAGTAATCAACTTGAAACTCAATTTATGCCAGTTCCGTACAATCTTGGATTTCAACTTTATATTCTATCTAAAAATTCAGATGATGCTCTACAAATCGTAGAACAAATTTTACCGTTCTTTCAACCAGACTACACCTTGACTATCAATGATATGCCAGAGATGAGTTCAAAAAGAGATGTCCCTGTCGTGTTGAACAGTATAAGTTATGAAGACGATTACGAGGGAGACTTTGCAACAAGAAGGGCGATCATCTACACTTTAGACTTTACTGCAAAATTTTATTTGTATGGCCCTGTCACTTCTTCTGGTGTTATCAAAACTGTCACGGTTGATCAATTCACTGATATGCCAGACAACTCACCGAAAAGAGAACAAAGATTTCAGGCATCACCTGATCCAATCACCGCATCAGCTGATGATGATTTTGGTTTCAGTGAGACAACTTCATTTTTCCAAGACGCTCCAGAGTAAGGTAAAAATATGAATGAAAAAATTGATGAAGCATTAGGAATAGACCCTGACCCAGACAAAAGAGTTTGGGAGTACGATGGGGACGGCCAGAGAATTTACAAACAAAGTCAAGGATATCCAACTAAAACATCGTACCCTTTTAAAACGTCAGCACAGACACTTGTAAACAGTGATAAATGTTCACCAATTGCACACTCACATCCACAAGAGGACTTTGGTGACCTTAATGATATGGAGAAAGATTATGAATACCAGCGACAAAACTTCTACAATTTGGTCGAAAGAGGAACGGATGCAGTGGAAGGAATATTGGAACTCGCCAAAGAATCGGACCATCCACGGGCATACGAAGTTG